TACAACCAAACATCGCTGTTATTAATGTTGACTGCATCTATTTCAACTGACTCGTTAGTCGAAGGCTGATCTATTGTAAACAAGCCTTGATTTAGGATTCCTTGCCTAAAATGAACAAAAAATCCGCTATTCATAGACCCGTTTCCTCTATTGTCGTTCCTATACAAGAAGGATAATCTGTTACCTTCTAACGGTGGCTCTTCGTATATTTCGTCAGAATCTCTTATAGTAGTAGATACTACCTCAAAGTCCATACTTCTTCCATCAACTACTTTTGAAAAAGAATATACAGGAACTCCTGTATTTGCAGCTTGGAATCTATATTGCTCTGTAAATATACCTTGTATTGTTTTTCTATCTTCAGGATTTCCGAATTGTCTAGAAGCAGGCAATGCAGCATTGATTACTTTAATAAACTGATCATACCAGTTCGGATTCGACGAGTCATTCCAAGTTACTGTTTGTCCTGCAATATTTCTACCATTGCTATCAAATACATTTTGTGTAGTTGCAATAGACGTAAATTTTAAAAGGCCTGATCCAGCAATGTTTCTTTTAGGATTATAACTTAACATCCTAGCTAGTCGTAAAACACTTTCTCGTCGTTCTGCTAATTCTAGAAAGTTATCCCTAGCATTCAAGTCAATTCTATAACTTATGCTCTGGCCTAAAAATGCGATAATATCGATTAACGCAAGATATTCTGAGCTTTCAATGTAATCATTAAAATCTTCAGGGTAATTTTCCCGAAGATAATTTATCATTACTCTTCGTAGATTTTCAAAATCATAACTTTGAAAATCTGCGTTTCTAAAAGTTTGATAAAGTCTAGTCCAGTCTTCTGCTAAAAGCAATCTATTTTGTCTGTCAGTTGATGACATAAGAAGTTCCTATTATACTGATAGTATTTATCGGATTTTATTATGTGTGTAGTTTATTCAGCTAATAATCCGTTAGCTTGATCAAATCTAAATTGTAGTAATTCTGTGATATAATAGGGCAAGTATGTAACCGAACATTCTATTATTATTCCACTTTCGTACTCTGTTACAATTACATCTTCGGCAACTAATCTAGGATCATAATTTATTATTTCTTGAACATCACTTACAATTAATCTTTTTACATCATCAGTTAATGGTTCAAATATAATGTCCCATATGATTGTTCCAAAGTCTGGTTGTTCAAGTCTTTCACCTTTTCTTACGTGAAAATGGTTTATTAAATCTTGTTTAATAAGAGCTAAATCATATAAAGAAAAACTTTCTGTTTCATTGGAAATAGTACTAAAGCCTTTATATGTTTTTGTTCCAGGTGTTAGTTGAGTTGTACTCGGTCCTTTGACTACAACTTTATCGTATAATTTTGACATTATTCAGTCCCTTCCTGATTAGGTTCCCCTAATTTTTCAAATGTATCTGTAGATGTAGAATATTTTTTCCAAGTAGATGCTGGATCTTTAATACTCGAAGAAGCTGCGCCACCGTCGGCCATATATCTAGAATCTACATCTCTATCAGTTTTGTCTATCTTATACTTCTCAGGGTCTAAATTCTCATGATGAGGATACGGTTCAGCAGTAGGTATTCTCCTAACAATAGACTGCGCTAACTCTTCGTTCTTTTCGTTAGGTAAAATATGAGTTTTTAAAATCTGAGGTGGCGTAGGAGTTTCAGCAGCGCTTGCCGATGGACCATTCATATGAATTTGCCCGGCTTCTTCTATATGCTGGCTAGATGATTTAATATGAGTAGAGGCTCCCGAAGTTAATGTATTATTCCCCTTAGTGTTTAGATCAAACTTTCCTGCAACCGTATGAAGCTTGGTATTACCTTCTACAACTGTAGAGTTAAAGTCTTTCTTCACCCTTAGCTTATAATTTTCATCAACTATGAGAATACAATCCTTAACTGCGTGAGTATGGATTTCTTCGTTAGCTTTAATGTTTATATTTCTTTTTGCTTCTAAGTTTATATCCCTATCAGCATAAAAATTCATATCATTTTTTGTATGAATACTAATACTATCCGAAGCAAAAATATCTATCTTTCCATCACTAGATAACTCTATCCACGTAGTTCCCCTTGCATTACCAATGTAAATTAGATCCTCACTATTGTGCAATAATATTTGATGGCCTGTTCTAGTCCTTAGTCTAACAAGCTCGTTATGCGGAATATCTGGAAGACCGTCTGTTTCTCCTTGCTCAACTGACGCATATTCAGCAGGTCCTTCTGAAGGTTTTGTTTTTCTTAAAAAGTAACTATCACCGTCGTCCATTACAAAACTTGATCCGCCAAGACGACTAACAAAATCGCTCTTAGCTTTAGATTCTAATTTTCCTACATCTCCTTGTTTAGCACCTGGAGTTTTATCAACAGGTCCCGGAGTACTAACTCCAAATACAGCTGAAGGAGTTTCTCGACGAGCAGAACTAGTTGTTATACCTCTCGAATCATCGTTAAGTAATCCTTGTTTATCTAAAACTTTTGTAAAAGGATGTACAGGTTTTAAATTTTTAGTTGGATCTTGAGGATTATTAGCTGAATACCTATTATATTCAGCTACAGGAATTCTACTAGGACTAGTATTAGCAGTATTTTCAGGTGTGTATTCTTCATTAACAAACTTAGTTGCTGCATAACCCGGAATCATAAAATTCATATTGTTTTCCGGTGCAGGTACACATCCTATCCAATAAGTTTTTTTAGGATCTCCTTGAATGCAAATTACTATTACATAATTTCCAACATCAGGAGGCGTCATCCACATACCGTAACTTTTTTGTGTGTTGTTATAGTCATCGGGATCTTGTCCAACGAACTCTGCACTTGTTACACCGTAAAAAGGACTCATATATCTAGCGATTCTTAGCGCACCAAATGTCTCAAACTTCCCGTTAACTTCTCTTACTAATTGTACTTGTAGTTTTCCAGAATATGTTGTATCTTTATTGCTAACAACTATTGCTAAAAAAGGGCCTTGTTCAGACGGAGTATCTCCATACGGTAATCTAGTTATTTCGTTATTCATAATATTTCTTAATCGAACATTCCTGCTTCTTGATCAGCCAGCATTTGTGTCTGCTGACTACCAGGACTTGTACTATATTTTTTAGCAACTTCTGTTGCAGAGCTTGTAGAAAGTCTAGATTGAACTGGCGGAGTAGAAGTATCAGCTTCTGGTAGCTGATTAGGTTGTCTAAATATGTCTAATTTTTGTGTAAACTTTCCTCCGCTAAAAGTACTTTCGCACATTGTTACTCTATAAAGACCGCTAAAGTCAGCTAATAATTTAGTTTTTCCAAAATCATATGTTCCGGTAGCATCGTCTATATCTATAGGAGTTCTGAAGTTTACTTTAATATAAACTACCCCATTTTCATAATTTATAGAATTATCTGCATTTATGTTTTCGTTATCGGTGCTTTTAGCAGAATAATTCCCCATTCCGCTATCTCCTAAATAATATGGATCTCCTAAAATAGTTAAGTTTACTTGAACCATATCTGTATTAGTTAAAAATACATCATGAGCCTGACGAGCTGCTATAGAAGCAGGAGATTCATTCTCTGCTCCACCTTTGTTGAAAGCGGACGATCCTTTTCTATCATTTTGCATCTGTCCTGGAGGGTTTGACTTGTTAGGTTCACTGCCTGGAGGCGGTGCCGCAGGTTGCGAAACCTGCGGATTTGCTAACGGACCTGTATCTCTTTGAGTTTGCACTGCTTGAGAATTTTTACCGGCTCCAGAATGTAAGGATGTATAAAAACCTGCGTTAAATGTTAAATTTAAATCTAAAATATCTAAATTTTTACTTGTATAAATGTAATTGTATTCTTTTACAACAGTTCTCGACTCAGTTTTAGATGAAGAACTAGGAGTGTTAATAGCAGTTAATACAGATGCATTGATAGTATAAGGAATAATTCTATATACTATCAATTTAGGTTTAATACCTTTTATTTTTTCATTTTTGTCTGACGGTAAGTTGTAAACTTGAGAACTAATTCTCCACCATTTAATTTTCCCTGATCCAGCGACTTGAGAATCTGACAGTGCTTTTTTTGCATAATTACTAGTTAAAATAACTTGGTTTATTATTTCAATCGCATCACCACCTTGAGCAAATGTTAAAGCTTTTTTAGTAGGATCAACTGTTAATTTATCTCTAGAATAAATCTTTTTTTCAGAATCATACGCAAAATTATCATCAGGAAAACCAGGTATCGCACCATCAAACGCATCGAACCCCATAGATTCTTGTCCAATTTCGTTTATATCAGCTACATTTTGAACAAGTGTGCTATTTTGTTCTACAGAAATTTTTAATTTTTCTTGAACTGAAGAAGTTCCAGCATTACTTTGAGACGATGTTGCACCTTGAGAGCTTTCAGATGATGATGTATTCTTGCCTGTTGCTAAATCTTTAGGAAAATAGATTAATACTTGATCAGGATCTGTATTAGTTGCTTCGGCTGCTTTTTTGTAATAATCATTTAAAACTTTTTGTAAACTTTTTGTTCCTGTTTGTAATACTTCGTGTATAGTTTTACCTTCTATTAACACATCTTGTTTCATTTGAACATATGTAGTCGAATATGCACTATGATTATATGGATATGCTTCTACCAGATATTCTGCCCCCTTATTAGAAACATTCATTTCTATATTACGTATCTTCAAAGGAATATACTTTGTAGTTTTTTCTACATTTTTTCTTAAATTATCTGCAGGGACACCTTGAACATCTGCAGATAAATGTCCGATAAATTCTATAGTTAGTAAGTAAGGAGCATCTATATAATTCTTGTGTCCTTGTTCTAATGCTGCTGTTTGTATAGATTGGAAAAATAACCCCATGCTATAAGGTTCGTAAACATTAAAAGAAATACTAGTAGAATTAGTATTTCCAGTAGTCGCGTCAAAGCCTATGGCGCTATCTATTCTTAAATTATCTGGGTAGAAATCAAATTTTCCAAATGCAGTTTGGACTCTATTATTAGGGTCGCCGGACCCAGACCTAAATATAATTTTTCCTATATTCCCTTTCCTATAAGAATCATCAGGAAAATTATATTGTTGATCTGATAATACGCTCATTGTAATGATATAATTGTAACTTGCATAATTATGCAATACATTAGGCGCAGGTAATCCGCCCGTATAAGGTACAATATCTTTATTACTAGAAAACGATGAATTTTGTAATCCAGAAAATGCAGAACTTACTGCATTAGACACTGAGCTAGTTACTCCTGCAACAGCATTTTGTACATTAGTAGCTACGTTAGTTAATCCTTGTTGAGCATTTTGTAGAATAGAAGATGCTCCGTCAACTGCTTTAGATATTCCTTGACCAACTGTTGAAGCACTAGATACTACTCGAGTTGCTGCTTGAGACAATGTAGTTGCACCTTCAGAAAAAGACGGTAACATTTTATAATCCTAATATTTTAAAAAGGTTTGCTTTTTGAGGAAGTCTTATAGAAGTACCAGCAACAAAATCATATATCGGATCTTCTAGTACATCTAAATTTCTCTGAGTAAACACCCACCATAGTCTAGGCGTACCATAAAGATCATATGATAGCAAATCAGGTCTATATGTATATTGAGGTTCTATAACATAGATCGGATCATCAATTTCGGCGCTAACTGGCCTAATTTTAAAATATTCTAAATATCCATTTATTATAGAAGTACTTGCCCACGGGCTAGAATTAGAATAAACAGTAGTCATTAGATATAACCTCCACGATCTTTAATATAGTCGCCTTTTACAAATTTTTGTAAACTAAACTGCCTAACTGCTTCTCTACTATAAACAGGTTGAACTGTTACAGAAATAGAACTTTTTATAGGTACATATGTAACTCCTTGACCGCCAAACAAGCTAGTTACTCGTCCTGCAACTCCTGTTACTGTTCCTGCTATTGATCCAACCCGCTGTGCTGTATTAGCTATTCTATCTATTCCTAATGCACCAGTAATATTACTTACTGTATTTGCAATATCACTTATTGTAGAAGATCCTGCACCTAAATCGCTTATAGTAGTTGCAATATAGTCAACTTCTTGAGGAAGTTCAACTGTAAAATTTTTTATAACAACTGGAACATTTTTAAAAACATAATCACCGTACCCGTTTAGCGTAACAATCGGCGGAGGACTTCCTTGAAATTCTGTGTCGCCTGTATACATTTTAGTAACAGATCTCAAAAAATGAACTGCTGCTACCCAGTATTGCGCCTGCGAAGCATCTTCCGAAACAAAATTTCCTGTAATAGTAATTGTATCAGTTCTGCTGTTTTGATAAGCTAAAAACTGGTAGTTTTGATGTATAGGGTTAACATCTTCATAATTGGTTGTATTTGATATTGTTAATGTAGGAGTGAATGGGAATACTAGGCCACCGGCATTTTTTAAAGGTGCAAGGATAGAACCACTTTTAAAAACAGAGTTATCAGGGACCGACAACCTAACACGCCAATCATCTGAATTTCCCGGGCCTCCAAACAGTACTTTTGCAGCAGATAATGCAGTAGTTATACCAGGCAAGTTACCACTTCTTAGTGCTGATGCAAATGTAGCTGCGTTCGAAACAGTGTTCACTACGTCTTTTGCTGCATTAAAAATACTCATTTTTTCTGTCCTTTATTACTCTATTTAGTTGACAAAATTAACTACATATATTATAATCTAGTCAAATAATCGGGAGAACCATATTTAATAAAGGTTAATTACCTTAATAGATAAATAAGGTATGAGAAATGATTTTTATGTGTATGCCTACATTAGAAATAAAGATTCAAAAACTGCTCAAGCAGGAACTCCTTATTACATAGGAAAAGGCGTAGATAATCGTGCGTTTGTTAAACATAACGGTATTAATCCTCCTACAAAAGAATGTATAATATTTCTAAAGGAAAATTTATCTGAGCAAGAAGCACTTGATTTAGAAATAGAACTTATCTCTAAATACGGAAGAAAAGATTTAAAAACAGGAATATTGAATAATAAAACTAACGGCGGTGACGGATTAAGAAATCCTTCTGCTAATACAAGAAAAAAATTAGCAGAAGCTAAACGAAACGAGTCCCCTGAAACAAAACTAAAAAGGTCTATTGCAGCTAAAAACAGAATTAGAAATCCATTATCTGAAGAGACAAAAAAGAAAATTTCTAAATCTAATACTGGAAAAAAGAGAGATACAGAAGCTAAAAGAAAAATGTCAGAAGCAGCAAGTAAAAGAACTCTATCAGACTTAACTAAAGAAAAAATAAAATCCAAGTTAAAAAATATTTCAAAACCAATATTAACTTGTCCGTTCTGTAAAAAATCAGGAGGACTAGGTGCTATGAAAAGATGGCACTTTGAAAGTTGTAAACAATTTAAGGAGAACTAAAATTAAAATAAATTATTT